ATGGCTACCAAGCGACGCCGGGGCGACTCCTGGCAGTACACGATCAAACGGGCCGGCCTGCTGCCTCAGCCTGTGTATCTGAGCTTCGCGTCGGAGGCTGAGGGCGACGAATACGTCAGGCGCCTGGAGGCGATTCTCGACCGAGGCATCGTGCCAGAGGAGTTGGCCAACACCAAGGCGGCGGCAAAGGATCTGCGTAGCCAGGTGAGCGAGTATCGCGGCGCGCAGCACATCTCTGTGGATGATGAGCAGCTGCTGCCGGTCCTGCTGTCGCGGTTGCCCATCGGCATCACGCTTCCGCAGCTCACCTTTACCTGGGCGACCGAATGGGTCACCACGATGAAGCGCGAGCAGAACCTCGCGCCTTCGACTATCCGGCATTACGTGGGGGCGTTGTCGCGGGCTCTCGACTGGCTGGCCGCTCACGGCGCGCTGCCCATGAATCCGTTGCGCCTTCTGCCGCGCGGATATTCGACGTACACGCCCGACGATAAGGTGGCTGTGGCAAAAATCGAAGGGCATGCGAAGGCCGATCAGGAGCGCGATCGCCGTCTTGAAGATGGCGAGGAAGCTCGCATCCGCGAGATCCTGGCTGGTGCGAAGCCGGAAGGCCGCCAACGGGCGCTGGACCTTCCGCAGCGGGATGCGCTGGTGCTGATGTTCGATATGGCGCTGGAGACGGCCATGCGCATGCGGGAGATCTACACGCTGGAGCACAGCCAGATAGATGTTGCGCGCCGCACGATCTTCTTGGACAAGACAAAGAACGGGAGCAAGCGCCAGGTGCCGATGACGTCGGTACTGCTAGCCAAGCTCGCGGCGTACCAGGGTGACTTCAGCGGTCGGTTGTTTCCCTTTTGGGAGGGTGAGCGGAGCCCGCTGGCCCTGCGCCGTGTGTCTAGCAAGCTCTCGCGCCAGTTCGAGCGCATTTTCGTTGCGGCGGGCTGCGCGGATCTCGGCTTCCACGATCTGCGTCACGAAGCGACCAGTCGCCTGTATGAGAAGACCACGCTGACGGACATCAAGATCGCGAGCATCACCGGGCATCGCGATCCACGGCAGTTGAAGCGGTACGCCAACCTGCGCGCCTCGGACCTGGCCGATCAGCTCTGGTGATCGGCCTGCTCGTAGGCTCGTAGGTCGGGCGGCGTGATGCGGCGCGGCTTGCCTTTGCGCTTGGGGGTGGCGCCCACGGCGGCGTTGGCGGCGGGCCGGGTGCCGATCACTGACTTCTTCCGTTCGGCTGCCTGCCTCCGCCCTTCCAATCGCAGGAAGTCGATCAGATCCTCGCGGAGCATGACGGTGTGCTTCTGATTGAGGCGCACCGCCGGCACTTCACCCTTGTCCACGAGGTCCTTCATTGCTTCAAGGCCTAGGCGCATCATCCTGGCAGCACCTTCCAAGCCAAGCGTGTCCTCGGCGTTGTCCCGCAGGGGCTTGTGGTGGTGATTAACCATGGGCCGACCTCCAGGCGGGCGAACCCGTGGCAGAATGCGGCCCAGCCAACAGGGAGATAGGGGAATGGATTGGTGGATCGGATTTAGTCAATGTTGGCCGCCCGGACAAGACGGGTGCGTTGTTTGGTGGGATGCTTGGGCGGCACTCGGCGCGATGGCGGCCGTTATCACGACTGCTGTGCTTGGAGTTGTTACCTATCGCTTGGGGAAGGCAGCCAATATCGCCAGCAAGTTGGCTGTAAGCCTTGCTAGCCAAGAATCTCAGCGCCAGCTCGTACGGGATAGGAAAGAGAGGGTTCTCTTGCTGATTCAGATTACTGGCGAAATCAGCACGAATCGTGAGCGTGTCAACGCATTGCACGCACACCTTTCTCAAATGGAGAGTGAGGGATATTTCGCGGCCGACGTCGGCTACCGCAAAGACGTCATGGAAAACATGGCGCTGATAGCCTTTCCGATCACTGAAAAGCTGGCGGATCGATACCACTATCTCGACGACCTCACTGGAACAAAGCTGGTCAGAGCCATGGGTCTGTTTGCGTCTATGCGCAACAACTATGAAATTCTTTTGAATGAGCAGCCAGTCGAGGAGCTTGTGAGGGCGCACGGGCTTCTCCGGTTGGTGCTGCCACGGATTGCTGAGGACCTGGAGGCTGTGCGGTTGGCGTGTGCTGGCGCGGTAAGAGAATGCGGAGTGGACGACGCGGGCTTCGCAGGTGCTGCACTTCGGCAAGCCGGAGTAGGCCCCAACTGAAGCGGCCCCCTCTGGTCGAGATCTATCAGTCATCGCCCACCGCCTTGCTGTCGATCAGCGGCAACCAGCCAACTGGCGTGCCCTTGCCTTCGGTGAAGTGGTCGTGCGTCCAGCACCAGCCCGCGAACTGCCAGCCGATACGTTCATCCTCGCCCACGTTGTCGTCGTTGCACGCGCCGATGGTCCATGCCGGTTCGGCAGTGTCCTCGGTAGCGTTCTCTTCGAACTGCACCAGCAGGCGAACCATGGTTCCATCGCGTGGCGTGGTTTCCATTGCACGCGGTGCCAGGTCCACGGGCCGGGCGGCGATGGCGGCTTGCCATGCGGCCTGCCACAAATCCCACCGAGCCTGCTGTTCAGCTGGGCCATACTTGTCCGCCAACACACCGTTATGCATATCACGCGTCGGAGCGCCTGTTTGCCAGTGCGTCTTGAATTTCTCGCAATGCCACGCCTCAAACTGCGCGCGCACGTCCGCCTGGCCGGCCGGGGAGGGCGAATTCGGAATTCGGGCATCGGCCAGCAACGGGCTGCCAGCACCGCGCAGCTCACGCAGGCGGTTGGTCACGTCCGTCTTGCTCATGCCCGGCTGCCCGAACAGGGCATCGGCGATCTGTGCATCCAGGCGCTCGCTGGCGCCGTCTGCCATCGTGGTGTTCATGAGCGGGCCCCTATCTCTTCGAGAGCGGCTACGGCCAAGGGCCGCACGAACCACGCTGCGAGGCCATCCTCCGTTTCGCCCAACCACACCAGGCGCCAGTCAGCGCCTGGGCCGTCCGGATTCCAGTCGAGCATCTGCTGGACGTTGGCGTACACGCCGGTACCTACCGATTCCTCCTCGAATTCGGCTTCAACCACGACCAGGTCGAAGCCTTGTGCGTAGAACAGCGGCAGGAGCGACGACTCGCGACCGTCAGCCCATGCAGGCACATCCGGGTGACACATGACCTCGCCATGGCCGTCACGTGCCGGAAGCCGGGCGGGGTCATACAGCCCTCGCCAGGGGTCTGCCGGATCGATGCCGGTGCCGTTCTGGCCGCGCACCAACTGCAGCAGCTGCGAGGCCTGCGCCAGCCGGGTCTTGGTGATATCGCAGAGCGGCGCGTCGCCTTCTTGGAAGCTGCTGCGGAGCGCGTTGTACCAGGCTGCCACGGGTGCCTCGAACACGCGCAGATCCTGCACGCGGGGCAGGCGGGCATACAGGTCGAGCAGCGCGGTCGAGGCTTGAGCCAAGGGAACCACCTTCGCAGCATTGGGGAGCCACACCGCCTCAACGGCGATCGCCTCCAGAGTGCGGACTGCCTCGCGCAGTAGAGGGCTCGCGTAGGTGATGGGGCGTTCTTTCGTCTGTTGAATGGCCGTCATTGAGGTGCCTGCTAGAAGTCGACGTCGGTGTTGACGAATGCGCCGCCCAGCGGCGCGGAGGTGGTGTCTGCGGCAGCGCCAGCTGGGCGAGGGGGGATTGGCCCAGCGCGGCGGTACCGGCGGTGTGGATCGGCGGCGTACTTGCCATCGTTCAGGCGGATCACCTGGTACTGCGGGAACGCATCCGCTGGTAGGTAGGCCTTGGCCTCCTCAATGAGTCCGATGTAGCGCTCCTGCCACTCCGCGGGCATTGACTGCAGCGTTCGCCGAGGGAGGACGTGGTATGCGGCACGCGACTGGCCGAATGCCTGGTGTGCAGGGCCGGTTGCGTAAAGCACTTTTCGGACCGTTCCAGCGTCGGTGGGGCAATCTGTGGAAGGGCTGCTCATCGAGGTCAGTCCGTGCTTTGGTCGTGCAGGCGATCCATGTAGCCGCCGTGGTTGGCCGCATGGCGGCTCAGCGTGGGGCGCAGCGGCGTGGTGCCCAGCTGCTCGATACGACCGCCCTTGGCGCGGAACGCGGCCAGATCCTCGGCCAGTTGATCGCGCTCGTAATCCTTGTGCCGCACGGTAGTCGACGCGTCACTCGCGCGGCCGTTTTCGGGGAGTGCCGTGACCAGGGCGCGGAACGTCCGGCGTTCGCGTGGCTGGGCCGCGCGCAGCGGGGCAATCGCGTGCTGAACGTGGCCCGCGAGGCGCCAGATGCCGATGCGGCCGGAGCGTGCGCAGGTGGCTTGGCCGCTGCGCGCCAGCCCGGTCAGGGTGTGGCTGATGACGTGGCTCGACTCGTTGATGCGCCCAATGGTCCTCAGCTGCTCAATCGTCGCGCCATGCGGGAACTGCGCGAGGGCTTTGCGTACCAGGTCGGCGCGGCCGGTGTGCTGCGTGGAATTCCTCATGCGCGCGCACCAGCAACCATCTGGCGCATCGCGCTGCCCAGGTGCAGCACGCGCGACGACTGATGCGCGACGGCATCGGCGTTGTTGGTCAGCACCAAGGTGTCGTCCAACGGATAGGCGGTGTGCCCGTCCCAGTCGTCCAGCACGTCCTTCATGCCGAAGTGCTCGCGCAGTTCCTGCGCGTTGGCGGTTTTGCCGCAGCGTTGCGGCCCATAGATCACGACAGAGCGGCTCATGCGTGGATTCCTTTCGTGCTGCGCGTAGCGCGGTGGCTGGGGGAGATCGACCGGACGCGCACGCCCTGCCGGTCGAGCCAGCGGTGTGCGGCCTGAGCGGCCAGACGGTTGAGGGGGAAGGTCGTGCCGCCCAGGCGCAGCGAGTTGTGCGATACCCCCACGCTCCGGCTGGCGCTGGCGGCGAGCTTCGTGAGCGATTCGCGGGGCGCGGCGGTGTACAGCCCGGCCCAGATCCAGCCCTGGCACACCATCAGTACCAGCGACTCGCCCTGGTGACCGGTGGCGAATTGCTGCTCGACCGGAAGGGTTGCTGCGGCGCTCATGCGGAGAGCGCCAGGGCGCGGGCCTTGGCAATCTCGGCCTCGGCAGCGGCAAAGCCGGCGGCGGTCAGGGTCGCCGTGCGCGGAAGCTCCGGATCGTCGAAGCGCACCAGGACTCGCTCGTCCAGCCAGTTCATGACGCGGCGGGTGAAGACCTTCTCCGGTCGGTTCTTGGGCGCGAAGCCCGCGCGGGTGCGGTGAAGCGCGTGATCCGAAGCGGCATGCGCTGCCAGCAGCGCTGCGCGTTCTTTCGGCTTGAGGGCGGCGGCCATGGCGTGTCTCCTGGTCAGGCTGCGATGGAGGTAGAAGGGGCGGTTGAAGCGAGTTCGGCCAGCACTTCGCCGCGGTGACGGGCGAGGTGGGAGATCGGAATGCGGTAGTGCGCCAAGGTGGGATCGGTCCAGCGCAGCTCGGCCAAGGCGGCGCGGTCGTAGGGAACGGGCCGGGTGGCGATGCCGCAGCGGTGGCACTCGATGTGCACCAGGTCGGGGCAGGCTGTGCCCAAGCGATGGCCGGTTGGGGCGCCGCTGGTGGTGACGATCTGGGGCCGGTGGCCGTGGCCGCAGGTGGGCGGCGCTGATGTGAGCGTGATTGACGATGGCATCGGTGGCCTGCTCATCGCCGGGCAGCTTCGTGGCTCGGTCGTCTATGCTACCGGCGAATGCCTGCTGCAGCTGGAGATGCTGCCGGACGCCAACACCCAACTGGCGATCAAGTACGACTGGGCAGAGTCGCTTCACGCCGCGCCGCAGCCCGCGCCAGACGGCAACGGTCTGGTGTCCTTCAGCCTGCCACAGGGGCCGGTCAAGCCGGGCTCGGTGATGCTGGACTGGGTCATCACCGTGATGCGGGACGCCTACGATCTGGCCTCCGCGCCGCAGCCCATGCGCGTCATCGCCAAGGACGACGGCAACGGCAACCTGGTGGCGGTCTCGGTGGGCGACACAGCGGCGACCACGGCGCTGGGAGCCGTCAACTACAGCACCGGCGTGGTGACCCTGCAGGCCGGCAAGTTCATGGTCCGCCAGGTGTCCTACCCGCAGTACGAGCTGCGCTCGGGACGACTGAAGGTGGTGGGCTATGGCCGCGTGGACGTGCTGGCGCAGTTCTCAGCCGGCACCCTGATCTCCGCTGGCTGGACGCTTGCGAACGCGGGAGCTGAATCGGCTGAAGAATCGCTGCAGCTTCCGCCGGTGTCTCTGCAGCTGACGCCGACCATCAGCGACAGCATCGTGCCTGGCAGCGTGAGGTTTACCTTCCGTGGCCGTACCTACGTGGATCGCAACGGCGGCCTCTATCACACCGTCGATCCGCTGACCGGGGCGGGTGTTTACGCTGGCACCATCGACTACAGTGCCGGCGTAGTGAGCCTGACCCAGTGGCTGGCCGGCGGTGCCAACAGCGTGCAGATCCAGTCGCTGCTGACGCGCATCGGTGACCCCGGCGTTGCCAACAGCTTCTTCCGTGCGCCAGGGTCGCCGTTGCGGCCGGGTATGTTTACGCTGCGGGCCAACCGGCTGGACGGCGAGCTGCTCACGGCGACGGCCGACATCAACGGCATGATTTCCGGTACCCAGATCCGGGGTTCCGTGGATTGGGAGAGCGGTGTTGCCAAGGTGCAGTTTGGCCAGTTGGTGCCAGTGGCTGGCAATGAAGGCCAGCCCTGGTTCGATCCTGATCTGGTAGAGGGCGACCAGGTCTGGCGGCCGGGGCTGGTTCAAGCAGGGTCGATCTACATGGGCGCGGTGGTCTATCGCTCGATCCCGCTTTCGGAGGTCGTCATTGGCCTGTCGTCCGTTCGCTTGCCCAGCGATGGCCGCGCCCCGGCGTTCAAGCCTGGGCAGACCGTTCTGATTCACCACACCGCAAAGCACGTGGTGGCCTCGCCGCAGGCGAATCAAGCGGTTTCGTTCGGCCGAGGGAGGGTGGCTGCAATCGAGGTTCGCGACGCGCTCGGCGCTCCAGTGGATGCGGCGTGGTTCGTCGCTGACCTCGACGTGGGCACGCTCAAGTTCAGTGATCCGCTGAACCTCTCTGCCTATGCGCTGCCCATCACGATCAGTGATCGGGTGGAGGACCGTCGACTGGTGGTTCAGGCGCAGATCACGGGTGAGATCGAGATCAACACCGGCCTGACTCATGACTATCCGGTTGGCGAGTCGATGATCAGCACTGCGCTGCGCCTGGGCGAGGCGAATGGCTCGCTGGACCTGCAGGCGCGAGTGGTGAGCCTGTTCGATCAGGCAGCCTGGTCGAACGTGTGGGCGGATCTGCCTTCCGGGAGCGTGGCGCCGGGCACCTACAACGACACTGACTATCCGCTGGTGGTTACCAATGCGGACGCGATCACTGAGCGCTGGGCTGTGCGGTTCACGTCCGCGACGCAGTTCGAGCTGATCGGGGAGACGGTCGGTGTGATCGCCACTGGCGCGACGACCTCGGACCTCGCGCCGGCAAATCCGCGAAGCAATCAGCCGTACTTCCTGATGCGAAAGGAGGGTTGGGGCGGCGGCTGGTCCACCAACAACGTAGTGCGCTTCAACACGGTGGGTGGACTGGCCCCCGTGTGGATGATTCGCACGACCTTGCCGGGCACCCCGGAAGGCGCGACAGACTCAACTCGACTGCAAGTCGTCGGCAACGTGGCGGGGGAGTAACAAGATGGCAAAAGTGTACATGAGCACCGACAGTGGCGCTCCGCAGCTTTCCGGCCAACCTGGCAGTTTGGTTTCCTTGCTGGATGCTGTGCTTGTTGACGGCTACGGTGTCGGGGTTGAACGAAAAGAGGGCGCAGGGTGGACGAAGGAATTCACCGGAGCGAATAAGCGGGTTTACCGCAATAGTCCGGTTTCTGGAACAGGCTTTCACCTTCAGGTGGATGACCCGGGCGCCGCGGGAAATGCGGGATACGCCTTCGTAAGAGGCTTTTCGGCGATGACCGGGTTCGACAATGGCCAGAACCCGACCCCTGCTTTCGCCTCCAGTGCGAATGGCGTGGTCGTCGCCAAGTCGTCTGCTTTGGACGGAAGCTCGCGTAGATGGCTGATCGTGGCCGACGAAAGAATCGTCTATCTGTTCGTCAACCCTTGGCCGGCGGCAAACAACTATCACCCGTACTTCTTTGGGGATTTCATTTCCTACAAGGCGGGGGATACTGCCAACTGGTGCATCGCGTCGAACGGGCTCGCATCCTTCGCATCAAACAGTGACTTAGACCAGTACATCTTTACGACGCTCAATTCCTACGGATCTATGGACGGCAGTCGGCCCGCACTGTTCCTGCCTACAACCGTCGCCAGTCCGACGCAGGCTGCAGTTGGCTATCTGGTCGGCGGCTATCGCCAGGGCAGTTATTCGGCTTGGGGCGGGGATAGCTTCTATTCTGTCACCTATCCCGATCCCATCAGTCAGGGTTTGTTGTTCAGTGCTGTCCAGATATTCGAAACGGGCACTCGGCCCAGGGGCCAACTCCCCGGAATCATTGCGCCCCTCCATAACCGCCCCTTCCCGGCGTTGGTCAGCCAGCCTGCGGGCCAGGGCATGGGAGGCGCTACATCGCTGTTGCCAGTCAACTTCGTCGCTTGGATCTATTCCGGTGCCGGCGTGGGTCAGGAGGGTCAGGTCATCTTTCAGCAAGGGGGGGACTGGTGGCAGTAAATGGTCGAGAGATCGCACGTGTTCGATGCTCCACTGGCAGCAGATGGGCCGGCCTTGGTTTTCTCGCTGGCAGTGCGCCAGTGTCAAGTGATCCTGACGCTCCAGATGGTCGGTTGCGGATATTGAACCAACCCGCCATTGGCAGAATCATGGTTCTGGATCGCCGTACGTTTGAAGTGATTGCAACGACTCGATCTCGACCGGACGGCACCTGGCGGGTCGACCGAATCATGCTCGGCATGCAGCTCCTGGTTGTGGGCTTGGATGATCGCGGCAACGTCAACGCTGCTGTGCAGGACTGGGTCGTGCCGGCCCCAATGGAGTAAGCCGTGGCTGGGACGGACGGAAAGTTTGTAGGCCTGAGCCTTGGAACCCTCAAGCTGCCAGCCGGACAGTGGGTTGGCCTCAACCTAGGGGTTGATGATGGCAGCGAGCTTCCTGAGCCGGTTATCCGTGGGATTCGCCATACGGCATCAATGTCGTGGCGACGGGCCGACCAGCGTCGAAGGGTGGCGCGCCTCGGTTGGAGCGAGTCGGGCCGGGTTGCCCCAAGTCTTGGCATCTCTTGGCATAGCTCCAAGCCGTTGTGGCAGTCAGCTGGGCTTGCGTGGGGCATGGCCCCGGTCTTGCGCGGCGACCGTCAGTTGTTGTGGTGCCAGGCTATGGGATCGGCTGCAGTCATATGCTCGGTGGGGTGGGGGTCTCTAGGGCTGGCTGAGCGAAGCCAGCAGGTTCGATGGAGCCAAGTGAGCGCTACCGTGACGGAGGGAACTGCGGTGGCGTGGCGATTTCTCGCCTTAGCCACTGCAGCTAATGGCTTCGCATGGCGCGGGAGCACTCCGCTCGTTGCAGCCAGAGTGTCAGCTATGTGGAGGCGTCCGTCATTGTCTAGACGGTTTGCCCGATTGCCGTGGGGGCCAGGGAAGGGAATCCCATGGGGCGTGCGGCCGAGGCCGGGTCCTGGACCAGATCCGGAGCCGGAGAAGCCCTTTCCCAAAGGCAATGAGATTGGACTGAACCTCGGGTGCCCGGTTGTCGGCGCCCTCGGTTCGGTTCCCCTGAATCTTGGCGTTGCCGCTTGCTATGTGGTGCGTCCCCAACGTAGGACCCATGTCGTGATCAACACGGTTTCTCTTGTCCGCCTCCCTGACCGCGCGCTTATCGAGGTCGCGCGGATCTCGCTCAGCTCCAGTCGCAGCACTTGGGGGTGGACCTTCGACATCGAGCTGGCAGACCCGCAGCAGCTGGCGTTGCTGAAGCCGACTGCCACCGGACCCAGGCAGTTTGAGGTCACGCTCAACGGCTACGTCTGGACGGGCATCATCGAGAGCTTCCAGAAGCAGCGGGAGTTCAGTGGCGGTGGCGTGCGACTAAGCGGTCGCTCGCGCACCGCGTTGCTGGCCGCGCCGTACGCGCCGGCTCGTGTCAAGGCCACGACCGAAGACCGCAGTATGGCGCAGCTGGTCGCCGAGGAGCTGACCGATACGGGTTTTACCAGCGAATACGACACCGTCGACTGGAACGTTCCGGCAGGTGCTTGGTTCTATGACGCCAGCACGCCGCTGGATGCCATCAGCGCGCTCGCCGAGGCGGGCGGGGGTGTCGTACAGTCGGACCCCGCCGCCCTCGCTATGCGTGTCCGTGCGGCCTATCCGGTGAGTCCTTGGGATTGGCGCACCACGCCGCCGGACCACGTGCTGCAGGAGGACATCGTGCTTACGGAGAGCCTGCAGATGCGCAGCGCGCCGCTGTACGACGCCGTTTTGGTGACTGGCGAGCTGGCCGGCAAGGGTGTCACCTGCAAGGTGCGCAGATCGGGAGAGGAAGGGCGGCTCTATGCCCAGCAGGTAAGCAGCCCGCTGATCACTGTGCCGGCGGCCGGAGCGGAGCGGGGTAGGAACGTCCTCTGTGATCGCGGCGAGCAGGCGGCCGTCGACCTGACGGTGCCGCTGTTCGCTCAGCCGCTCAAGGCCGGGGAGGTCGGGCTGGTGCTCCCGCTGGACCTGGTTGAAGTGGTCGGTGCTGGTGGCACCTGGCATGGGCAGTGCGAGTCGCTGCGGATCGAGGTCTCGGCCGACGACCAGGCCGTGGTGATCGAACAGACAGCAACCCTGGAGAGGCACTACACCGATGCGGACTGATCTGTGGGACCAATTCGGTGACCTGGTGGGCGGCAGCCCGTGGCTGATCGCCACCGTCACCGCGCACAACTCTGATGGCACCAGCAGCTTGACCACCTACGACGGCGTGCAGATGCGCGCCTTCGGGCAGCTGCCATTGTCGCTGCCCTACAACGTTTGGGTGCGTGGCGGCCGGCTGGTTGAGGCTGCGCCAAACCTCCCGGTCTACGAACTGACCGTCTAACGAAACAGGGTACTGCCCGGGCGCCGGCAAGCGCCCGGGGAGTACCGCAACCCAGGTAATCTCAGCACCTGAACTATTCGGGATGCGGATCTCTGTTTCACAAGGCGGTGACGCCGCCCGCTAATCGCGGTGCTAGCCTCTCCGGCTGGGGGGCTGACAGAGGGATTCTCAATGCCTATCAGGGCTGTGGTGTACGTGAGCGAGGCAGGGCCGAGGGTGGCTGACGGTGGTTCAGGCCTGCCAAGCGAGAAGCTTGAGGAACTGGTAGATGACGCCGCGCGTTTTAACAGGGATGCCGGAGTGACTGGTGTTCTGCTGTTCGACGGGGCAAGGTTCTTGCAGTATCTGGAAGGTCCGGAAGATGGGTTGGCTGTCGCCTATTCACGTGTGCTGGGATCGCAGAGTCATGGCGGGATTGTCGAGCTTCAGCGTGGCCGCGTTGGACAGCGCCGGCTGCCATTCTGGCCGATGCGCTGGCTGCCGGTAGAGCGCCAGGAATTCTCTAGCGTTGCCCATGCAGACTGGACACGTTTCAACAGGCGTGGCGACGCTGAGGCGTTGAATGCTACGGCGATGGACCGTTTGGTCAGTTTGGTCCGGATCCGTGCAGCTACGCCGGTTACCGCTGGGGATGCGCCGCCGCTTCGATCTGCTCTGTGAGCAGGGCCAGCCCTTGGCGCATTGCTGCGGCAGATAGCGCGCTGTCTTCGAGGTGACTGTCAAAGATCCCTGGGACTATGCCCTCCCATACCCTCGTCAATGACGTCGGATCTGGGTGACTGATGATGAGCGCTCGGACGCAGTACTCCATCGCTTTGAGATAGCCCCGATGGGCCTCAAGTTCTGTAGTGCAGTTTTCTAGGCGGTGCAAAAGCTCTGAAGTGGTTGGCATTGGGCGCTCGTAGACAGCTCGCTGAATGAGGGGGATAGTTGGGGCATTCCAAATAGCCCCAAGCGATGAGCATCCTCAACGTTCTGCTGTCGCCAGATCAACTGTTGGTTGCTGTAGATACCTTGGCTGAGGACTCGCGAACGGGGGCCAAGTCGGCCGGCGCGAAGCTTCTTTTGATCCCGCAGCACAACCTGGTGCTAGCCAGTCGCGGAAGTGCGCAGTTCTTCCTTCGGATTTACGAGCTTGCCCTGCAAGCCAGCTTCCGCGCGGACTTCACCATGGAGCAGCTCGGTAGGGAGTTGGGGCTAGTTGTTGATCAACTGTGGCCGGCCTACGAAAAGGCAGCGCTGGAGGCGGGGATTGCAAGGTCGGCGATAGGGACCGAGCTTGTGCTGGGTGGCTGGTCGCCGAAGGCGAGCCGTATGGTGGCGACAGCGTATGCCAAAAGCGTCAGCGAGGAGCCTACGCGAGTGCAGCCGCTGGAAGGCGGCCTAGCTTCCCCTGGCCAGCCGCTGCGGGGAAGGCCGGACAGCTTTGCGCTGGAGCACGTGTTGGCCGCTGGTCGGATTCAGGCGGCTTGGCTGAATAGGTCGAGCGGACGGCAGGTCGCTGGCGGCCGGTTACTCGCCGCCACGCTTTGCCCGTCAGGCGCTTTGATCTCTGATCTAGGGGCCATATAGGTCGCGCGGGTCTATCCCCGCCCGGACCAGCATGCGATCACGCCGCAATTGCTCGGCCCATTGTGCCCAGATCCGCGGCGCTGGTACATCAGCGCATTGGTGGCATGTTGGGCAGGTAAGCTGAACGCCATTCGGAAGATCTTCAAGCCCTAAACCGCGAGACAGCTTCGACGTGTCTCCGCAGGCTTGGCAGCTGCAGATCATTGCCTCGACCCCCTCAAGGCTGCCGTTGGCGCGCAGCAAAGCACTGATCCTGAGGATCCGGAAAGAAACGGGGGTGGTCATGGAGTCCAGCCATATGAGGGCTGGACACGGGCGCGAAGGATTTCGCGCCGGAGAAGAGCCAAGAGTGGTAAGCATATCGCCAATCCGATGAAGGACGCATCAAGCCGTGCTGTACCAAGGGTTCTCTCTTTGCCATTTCTGGCGTGTGTCGCAAAGTACGACTCTGTTCGATATTCCCTCGCACCTGCTCGAGGTTGCTGACGTATTCGTGATCTTACAAAGGGGAAACGGATATGAGCTTCCAGCAGCCTTCAGCGATTTCTTCAGCGCCGGGATTTCCTCGCAGGCTAGGCCGCATTGCCAAACGCTCCTGGAGGTCGTGTAGCCAGGAAACATGAGTGCCATGTGGATTTCTGGTGTATATGTCGCAAGCCAGTCGAATTACGGGCGCAACCTCGTGACGAAAGTTCAGCGCAGGAAGAGCTCCGGCATTGAAAGCCAACTCCCAGTGAGCTAGTTCCCTGTCTATGTCGACGTAGTCTTTGTTTCTCAGGCTTTCCATGGCAGTTCTCCTTTCGGGGCTTTGACTCTACTCGCTTAGTCACTCTGCTGTTTGCGCCCTTGTTCATAAATGGGACGCTGCAGCACGCTCCCCTAACAGCGGAGAGAGGACTGTGGGTGGGCAGCACTTAGCTGCAGTGGAGTAACGTATGAACAATGTCAATCAGAGTCAGGATCCCCGAACCAACGACAGCAGCGATGCAAAGCGCGCTGGGCAGCAGGGGCAACAGGGCCAAGTGAATGGCGAGGAGCTCGGTGGCGGTCCCGACGGAAAGGGCGAGAGGGATCCGCAGAAGCAGCAGCAAAGCAGCCAGGAGGGCGGCAAACAGGGAAGTGGCAAGGAAAAGCAGGGTGAGCAGCAGAATGCTCGCCGCTAGAGCATAACGAGGAGCCGCGCGTAGCGCGGCTTTCTTCTGGTTCAGCAGGGATCAGGGATCAGGGATCATGGCATTGCATGAGAAAGCGGTTGGTTTGATGACCAAGATCATGTATCAGTCTCGCCCAGCGGTTACGACGACCATGGGGCTTTGTCGTTCTTGTCATTCCCCGAGCCCTGGAGGAATGGAGTGCGCACGCTGCCTTACTGAAGAGCTGGGAAGAGTCATCGAGAATCGCGGTGCCGCTGTCCGTTGGCTTGATTCGTTTCTGAAGGTTCAGCAAGACGAGGCTCAGGTCTTCCTGTGCGCCAGTCGCGTCGTCCCGACTGGGCATGGCTGACCTTCTACAGGGATTCGGTCGTCCACATGCCTTTCTTCATCAGCATCTACGACAGAAACGGGAGGGGCTTGCGCCTTCCAGAAGGGTGGTGGATTGACTTGTCATGCGCTTCTCCGGCCTTGGTTAGGCGATCAACTCGGATTGATCTGCCCATGTCCTCTGTTGACGAGCATCCCCGGATAGATCCGGTTGTGTTGGACGATCTCCATCGCCGTATTGAAGGTTCCCAATGGCTGACCTAGAAAAGTACGACCCCGTAAGCGTGCGTTGGCTTAGCTTTCGTCTGCGGAATGGGCAGTCCATCGGGCCAGAGAAGCTGAAGGCCGTTTGGTCAGATGCTGCCGAGACGAATAGCTGCAGCGTGCGCAGAGAGCATGGCCCGGACGGCCATGTTGTCTATGTGCTGTATGCGTCACGTGGTCTTCCTATGCCACGGCGAGCAGAAATGCGGCTGCGATCAATGCTGGAAGACGCTGGCTACGCCTTCACCATGGGGGCAATAGCCGGTCGTCATCCGGTCGGAGGCTGAGCCCTATCTCTCGGTCCCGAGCTGGCGGAGGTCAATCGCAGGCTGTGCGACGGCGAGGCGTAAGCTGCTCGGCATGCTTCCTTCCCTCGGCTATCAAGGCCTCCGCACCGCACCTGTCCCTGCAGGGTGGGTGCAGATGGACGAGCGCTGGGCGTTGCGGTGGAACGGCCGGGAGGTGGCCAGCCTCACCCCTGATCGTGCGGGCGGCCTGCGCATGACGCTCAATGCCTTGAAGATGTGGCAGACCAAGAGCGTGAGAGTGGTCAGCCTACGCCAGGGCAAGCGCTTCGCCGAGCGCTGGTGCGCGGCCAGGCTCTACCCGGGCCTGCCGCTGCGCGAAGCCGTCGTCCGAAGGATCCAATGAAGGTTCGCATCCGAAGGGACAGGCCCACTGTCTGAAGGCGTTTGGTGGGTCAGCTAGGCCAAGATGACTGCACCTTTGGCGCTACCTCAATGCGCCCGTCGATCCACATGCATTTCCATACATGCAAGCAAAGTGCTTGCAAAAGTTTAAATGCATGGTAATTTTGCCCTCACTGACAGCGAGGGAGCGGTGCCATGCAAGATGATCTGTTGAGCGGTAAGGCTGTTGGCGGGAAAGCGCGGGCTGCGGCCCTCTCGCCTGAGCGGCGGAAAGCGATCTCGGCGAAGGCGCTGGATTCAAAGCGGGAGCTCGCCAACCTTCCCAAAGCAACTCATGGGAGCGCGGATCATCCTCTGAGGATTGGCGATGTGGAGATCCCTTGCTACGTATTGGAGGACGGGACCCGCGTCCTGTCTCAGCGTGGCATGGTGGCCGGGCTGGGAATGACCTACGGCTCCGGTCAGGGTGGTGCTGATCGACTGACCGGTTTCGCGGTCGGCAAAGGCATTTCTCCCTTTATTAACAACGAGATGATGCTGCTGATCCAGAACCCGATTCGGTTCCGGCACAGTTCGGGCGGTGGTGTAGCGTTTGGGTATCCTGCAACGCTGTTGGCTGACATCTGCGACGCGGTACTCGAAGCTCGCAAAGCTGGAAAGCTTCAAAAGCAGCAGGAGCACATCGCCCAGCAGGCAGAAGTCTTGGTTCGTGGCTTTGCTCGTGTAGGCATCATCGCGCTGGTCGATGAAGCGACCGGTTATCAGCGCGACCGAGAACGCAACGCGTTGGCGAAGATCCTTGAGGCATTTGTCGCCAAGGAGCTGCAGCCTTATGTCAAAACGTTCCCTGCTGAATATTACGAGAACTTGTTCCGCCTGCGCGGGCTCCCCTATCCGCCCGAAAAAGCTCAGTACAAGCCGCAATACTTCGGTGTGCTCACCAACGATGTCGTTTACGAGCGTCTGGCTCCTGGCCTGCTAAAAGAGCTGAAGAACCAAGCCGCAAAGGATGAAAAGAAGGCTCGTTTGCATCAGCGGCTGACGTCGGAGGTTGGACATCCGAAGCTGCGTGAACACTTGGCATCTGTTGTAACGATCATGAAGCTAAGTACAACGTATCCGGATTTCATCCAGAAGATGGACGCTATTCACCCCAAATACGGTGACACCCAATCCCTTTTGTAATCTGCTACCTGCTTGTGCCCGATAGGGTGTCATGATGGGCGTCATTTGCATTAAGTGAAGGATTCAAAGGGTCGTAGCGCGGATTGCAAATCCGTAGAGAGCGGTTCGATTCCGCTTGAGGCCTCCAACGGTGGGCCCCGATTGGATCGGGGCCCGTTTTGTTACTCCACCGCGCCAGCTGATCGAGCCAAGAGTGCCGCTGCCTCTTGACCTTTGCGTTCGCTGTAGCGGTCAACCAGGTAATCCGAGCGTCCCTTGGTGAGCAGCGTGAACTTCACCAGTTCCTCCATCACGTCCACCACCCGATCGTAGAAGGGGGAGGGCTTCATCCGTCCTTCCTCATCGAACTCCTGCCAGGCCTTGGGGACAGATGATTGGTTGGGGATAGTCAGCATGCGCATCCAGCGCCCAAGCACCCGAAGTGTGTTGACGGTGTTGAAGGATTGCGACCCGCCGCACACCTGCATGACGGCAAGCGTCCTCCCTTGAGTGGGGCGAACGCTGCCATCCTCCAACGGCAGCCAGTCGATCTGGTTCTTGAATACGCCGGTGACCGTACCGTGCCTCTCCGGACTCACCCAGACCTGCCCATCTGACCACTGGGACCACTCGCGAAGTCGCTGAACCTCTGGGTGGTTCTTATCAACGCTGTCCAGCATTGGCAGCGCATGTGGATCGAACACTCTCGTCTCGCAGCCCAGGTGGCGTAGGAGTCGCTCGGCCTCCAGCGTCAGCTTTCGGCTAAATGACTGGGGCCGGAGCGAGCCATAGAGAAGCAGGATTCGGGGAGGCCCCTGATCTTCGGCGGCGAGCTGGCTGTGGCTGGGCCGGGGGAGTGAGGCGTCCACCAGATTCGGAAGCAGAGCACTTGCGGTTGGCTTATTCATTCGACTATTCTAGAAATATGGAAACGTTAAATGCAATCGCTGCCTTAACGGCACTTGGACACGCAACCCGCCTGGCGGCGTTCCGTCTGTTGGTTGAGGCCGGTCCTGCGGGACGCATTGCGGGCGACATCGGCCATGCGCTGCAGGTTCCGCCTGCCACGCTCAGCTTTCATCTGAAGGAACTGCTGCAGGCCGGCTTGGTTGAGAGCGAGAGCCAAGGCCGAAATGTCTGCTATCGCGCCAACTTCCGCGCGATGAACGGTCTGATCGAGTACCTAACCCACAACTGCTGCGCCGGCTCGCCGGCGCCGGAGTGCGACCCCCTTTCCCCTCCTTGCGCCTGCTGACCGGAGATTCCCTGTCGTGACCGCCCAACGTGTTTTGTTCCTTTGCACGGGAAATTCCGCCCGTAGCGTTCTTGCCGAGGCCACCCTGCGCGCGTGGGCGGGGCATCGTTTCGAAGTCTTCAGCGCTGGCAGCCAGCCTGCAGGCCACGTCAATCCATTCGCGGTAGCTCAGTTGCAGGCCGAAGGGATTGCCACGACAGGTCTCCGCAGCAAGTCTTGGGATGAGTTCGCAGATGCTGCGCCAATGGATCTTGTGATCACGGTATGCGATGCGGCTGCGGCCGAAACCTGCCCAGTTGTCTTCGGTGACTTCATCCGCACCCACTGGGGCTTGCCGGATCCGGCGGCCATAGAAGGCAGCGACGCTGACAAGGGACAGGCCTTTGCCGAGGCCCATGCGATAGTCAAGGCGCGACTGCTCGCTCTCTTGGCTCTGCCAGTTGCCGTATGGAGCGACCGCATTTCCTTGAAGCAGGCATTGGACCGGATTGGCTTTGTACAGCCAGGGGATGCCGACGAATGAGCGGTGCAGCGCCGATGGGTGCGTTCGAACGGTACCTGACGCTTTGGGTCGCGCTCTGCATCATTGCGGGGACTGTGATTGGTCACTACTTGCCAAGCACCTTTGCAGTGCTGGCCGGCGCCGAAGCTGCGAAGGTCAACCTACCGGTGGCAGTGCTGATCTGGCTAATGATCATTCCGATGCTGCTCAAGGTCGATTTCGGTGCAATGCGCCAAGTGGGGCGGCACTGGAAGGGCATTGGCGTGACGTTGTTCATCAACTGGGCCGTCAAGCCGTTTTCAATGGCGCTGCTGGGCTGGTTTTTCCTGCGCCATGTGTTTGGTGCGTGGATCCCCTCCGCTCAGGCCGACAGCTACATCGCCGGCTTGATCCTACTTGCCGCAGCACCCTGCACTGCAATGGTGTTTGTGTGGAGCAACCTATGCAAGGGCGATGCAAACTTCACTCTGAGTCAGGTGGCATTGAATGACGCCATCATGGTTGTGGCATACGCCCCCGTAGTCGCGCTGCTACTGGGACTCTCGGCCATTAGCGTGCCCTGGGATACGCTGATCCTCTCGGTAGCCCTGTACATCGTTGCGCCGGTACTGGCCGCGGCGCTGTTGCGGCGGGGGATTCTGATGCGATCGGGCGACGCGGGCTTGCAAAGGGCGCAGCGCCGACTTGGGCCGCTTTCCCTTTCTGCCCTCCTGCTGACGCTGGTGCTGTTGTTTGGGTTTCAAGGAAAACAGATCGTTGAGCAACCTTTGGTGATTGCTGTCATCGCGGTGCCGATCCTGATCCAGGTGTACTTCAACTCAGGGTTGGCCTACTTGCTCAACCGCCGCCTCGGGGTTGCGCACTGTGTTGCGGGGCCATCGGCTCTGATCGGCGCGAGCAACTTCTTTGAACTGGCCGTCGCTACCGCCATTGGACTCTTCGGCGTGCACTCCGGGGCAGCGCTAGCGACTGTAGTTGGTGTGCTGATTGAAGTCCCGGTCATGCTATCCGTGGTCCGTATCGTGAATTCGACGAAGACTTGGTATGAAAGACAGGCAGCATAGTGCGGGGCCGCATGATGGTTACAGGGTGGTGCGGAGGGTGTCATGCGCCATAAGTTATTGAATTCACGTCGTAAGTGTAGGATTGCAAATCCGTTTACAGCGGTTCGATTCCGCTTGAGGCCTCCAATTGAAAAGCCCTGACTCCGGTCAGGGCTTTTTCTTTGCGTGCCCCCTGCCAAACCACACTGCTGGCCCGCAGCCGCCCCTGCTAACGTCCGCCTTCACAGTCAGGAAGAGGCGCATGCAGTGCGCGCAATGGCAATCCGGCAGGCGATCTACGTTCCCCTTGGCGCGATGTTCGCCGCAATCGCATTCGGCTTCACCGTGCCTGGCTACAGCTCGCTGTCGCAGCACCTCAGCGAAATGGGCCTGATTGCGGGCCTGCCGGCAAACACGTTGACGGCCTGCATCGCGGTCAATGGCGCGGCCATCATCGTCTTCAGTCTTGCGCTGCTGGGCTGGGGCCGCCGCTTCGCACTCACCGCGCTCACGTCCCTCCTGTTCGGCGCGGCCATGCTCAGCAACGGGGTGTTCACCACGGGCAGCCCGCTGCATGGCATGTATTCCATCGGCATTTTTTCCATCCTGACGCCGCTGTTGTTCCTGGTCGAACTCGGGGCTGATGCCTCCCGGCGCATCGCCTGGGTTGCGCGCGCGACCTCGCTGCTGGGGATGCTCTATCTGTGGTTGATGCTGTCCGGCTTCGATCCGCAGCCCTGGCATGGGCTGACCCAGCGCATCGCGCTGCTGCCTGCCTTTGGCTGGTACACCTTTGCAGCGCTGGAACTGAGACGGGTGTTCGGGAACACCTGATGCCGTGTCTGGTTACACTCGTGGCATGAACCAGATCGACAACTTCCGCGGCGCACTGCTCGGACTGGCCTGCGGCGATGCCGTCGGCACCACGGTGGAGTTCAAGCCGCGAGGCAGTTTCAGCCCGCTCACCGACATGGTTGGCGGTGGCCCGTTCAACCTGGCGCTGGGGCAGTGGACCGACGATACGTCGATGGCGATGTGCCTGGCCGAAAGCCTGGTGCGTCGTGACGAATTCGATGCGCACGACCAGATGACCCGCTATGCCAACTGGTACCGCAACGGCTACTGGAGCGCGACCGGCGAGTGCTTTGATATCGGCATGGCCACGCGCGCGGCCATCGACCAGTTCCTGCTCAGTGGCGAGCCACTGTCGGGCAATGAAGACCCGCGCAGTGCCGGCAACGGTTCGATCATGCGCCTGGCACCGGTGGTGCTGCGCTATGCAGGAATGCCGGAACTGCCGGCGATGGCCGAGCTGGGTTCGCGCACGACCCATGCCGCGCGCGAATGCCTGGATGCCTGCCGCTTGCTGGCTGCTGCGATCGAGCGCGCGCTGGACGGGCAATCGAAGCAGGCGGTACTGGACCTGCGTGACATCCCGGTGCAGGGCGAGCGCCTGCAGCAGATCGCCGCTGGACACTACCAGCATGCAAGCCGTGAGCAGATCCGCGGCAGTGGCTATGTCGTGGACAGCCTGGAGGCGGCGCTCTGGTGCTTCCACCAGCACGACAGTTTCGCCGCTGCGGTGCTGGAAGCGGCCAACCTCGGCGACGATGCCGATACGACCGCCGCGGTGCTCGGCCAGTTGGCCGGCGCCTTCCATGGCGCTGCGGGCATCCCGGCGCACTGGCTGCAGGTGCTGGCCATGCGCGCGGAAATCCAGGTGCTGGCGGACGCGCTGTATGAACGGAACCGCGTTGCACGAGCCGGCCAGGGCTTTGCGGTTGCCGGGAATCCGTCGTAGCGTAATCGCGAGAGGGCCGGCATGGCCACGGACAGGAGGTCTGGATGAACGTGAAAACGGGTATTGGCCTGGCGCTGCTGTTGCTGGCACCGCTGGCTTCGGCGCAGGTCTACAAGTGCAAGGGGTCGTCGGGCGAGACGATCTATTCGCAGGATCCCTGCGGTGCGGGCAGCGAGCCGATGAAACTGCGCTCCAACCGCGCTGCCTCCGAGAGCGCGGGCGAAGCATCCAACCGCGCGGCGGTGTATCGCACCACCGGCATGAGCGATGCGGGCATTGCCGAGCGCAACTGCCTGCAGGGCGAGCAGTCGCGCATCTATGGTCCGCTTGAGTCGCGCACGCAGGCGGTCAACCGTCAGGTGGCCGAGCTGGACCGGCAGTTGGTCGCCGCCCGCAGCACGCCGCCGGATGCGGGCGGCACGCTGCCCAATGCGACCCTCGAGTCAGGCATCCGTGCGCAGATCTCCAGCCTGCAGCAGTCATTGAGTTCGGAGCGGGTCGCCGCCGATGCACAGATGTCCACGGCGCGCGATCGCTGTGCGTCCGTGCGCCGCGACCAGGAGGACCGGGTGCAGCAGCAGTACGCCGCGCCAGAAGCCAACGCGTACTGA